GGGAGAAGTTTTTTACTGAAAGAATCCAACTGGTTCCTTCTAAAGTAAGTTTTACCTTGGAAGAAGTCAGAGAAAACTTTGACCTGTTTATTAAAAACGGATATGAAGGAATTGTTATTCGGGAATTTAATGCCACTTACCTTCGCCGACGCAGCACTTGGGTTATGAAGTTTAAGCCTAAAAAGTCCGACATTTACCGGATAATCGACTTCATTGAAGGACATGGTAAGTATGCTGGAACCATTGGTGCTTTGATTTGTGAAACTGATGGACAACCCTTTGAAGTTGGAAGCTTCAGCCTGTCAGATGAAAGACGACATGAGCTTTGGGAACAACGCTTTGAGCTTAAAAACTTTGATTGTAAAATCGGCTATCAGCACAAATGGACAAGCGGTAAGCCCAAAAGCGGGGTTTTTCTAGAACTTCTGCCACGACAGCAACTGGTTGAGTTCCAAAATCCATTAGATTAAACCAACACCCTTATGCAATTTAATTGCACAAGCCCAGCAAAAGGACTAAAAAAATGGCAACTGTAAGAGTAATCTATATATCCCACAGGGATGACAAAGACTTAACTTTGTGTTTTTCTTGTGCTGTTAAAGAAGCACTTATTGGACGTATGATAAGTATGGAAACAACAGACTATGAATCTACACAGTGTGATTTTTGCGAAAGTTTTTTGAAAGACACAATAACTATTTAAAAAAGGACTAAAAAATGCAAGCTCTAAATGACAACAAAGTTGACAATTCAAAAATCAAAGAATTCAAAACATGCCCCAGAAAATTCTTCTACTCCCACGTGCTTGGGTGGAAAAGCCAGCAACCAAACAATCATCTGGTTTTCGGCTCTGCTTGGCATGAAGCTATGGAACACTTGCTTCTGAAAGGCTATTCCCAAGTCGAGGTTCTGAATGCTTATGATAAATTCCTAACCTATTACCGGACTTATTTCGGGCCTGAAACAGATGATTTCTTTCCGTCTAAAAACCCAGACAAAGCCTTTGAACGCCTGGCTCAATACACTGCTTACCCTGAATACCGCCAAGACTTGGAGTTTTTTGAAACCCTTCATACTGAAATTGCTGGCTCCGTTATGATAGATGAAAAACGTCAGATGTATTTCCGGATGGATGCTGTTTTGAAAAACAAGCACAATGGAAAGATACGAAGTAGGGAGCATAAAACTGGCAGTGGTAGTTATCTTTGGGCTGAACAATGGCTTCTTGATGGCCAGGTCGGAACTTACAACCACGTTCTGAATTGCCTTTACCCTCAAGACTCTGTTGATGGTGTCGAGATGAACGGAAGTTTTTTTCCTAAAAACAGAAAGTCCCCTGCTGAACCTAAGAATGTTTTCAGCCGGTTTTTAATTAAACGAACGAATGAACAGATGCAAACCTGGATAGACAACACACGGTTTTACCTCTGGGAATTGGAGCGTGAATACTCGTTACTTAATGATGCCAAAGAATCTGACCCGACACTCCATGCTTTTCCACTTCGTGACACCAGCTGCTTGAACTATTTCCGGCTCTGTGAATACCACGATTTCTGTATGGCCTGGGCAAATCCCTTACGCAATGCTCACCAACCGCCGCTGGGATTTAAAGAGGAATTCTGGGATCCTACAGAAAAACCTGCGAAAGAAATTTTTAACTTGGAAGTTAAGGAGTATTGAAATGAATGGAACTGGTTATTATGAAGGACAAGAATTTAAAAGAAATAATTTTTTTCGTTTGATTTCTTTTCCTAAGGATTCCACTTGTTGGATATGGATAGGATCAGTAACTAACAGAGGATACGGTAAATTTAGAACTGGTAATATTTCTGTTGGGGCACACAGAGTTGCCTGGACACTCCAAAACGGAGATATCCCCAAAGAAAAACTTGTTTGTCATAAATGCGATAATCCACTTTGTGTTAATCCTGATCATCTTTTTATAGGAGATCAAGGAGATAATCTTTTAGATATGATTAAAAAAGGAAGAGGAGGAAACAGAGGAGAAGTAGTGAATAAATTCTATCAAGGTGAAATAGACTTAATGAAAAAATTAGTACAATCAAGAAAATTTACTCTTAAGTTTATTGGTAAGATGTTTAAAATTAGTAGAACGTCTGTAACTAGAATAACTTCTTCTGATGTTATTTCTAGTGAAAGGAGAACTAAATGCCAGAACACGATGATAATTTCTTAAAAGTCCAGGCTGAGGTAAGTAAGCTTCAAACAATGTATAAAGAATCAGCTAGGGTTAAAACTTTTAATGCTTTAGTTCTGGGTGAAAGCGGAAGTGGCAAAAGTTTTCTTTTAAGAACTGCCAGAAAGCCTATCCATTTAGATGTGTTTGATCCTGGAGGTTCCATAAACTTAAGAGACTTAATTGAAAAAGGTGAAATTGTTGCAGATACTCGGTGGGAACTGGAGGACCCTACTGATCCTAGTGTTTTTCGTGATTGGGAAAAGGAAACAAAAAGAAGAATAAAAGAAGGTTACTTTAATCATTTTTCAACTTATGCTATTGACAGTGCTACAACCTGGAGTGATGCTATAATGAATCAGATATTAAAATCTGAGGGAGTTGCAGGCCAGCCTCCACGATGGGCAAAAGACTACATTCCACAGAAACTGAAGATTCAGAATTGGTTAAAAGTACTTCTTCAAGTTCCGTGTGATTTTTTCCTTACTGGGCATTTAGAAGGAAATAAAGATGAAGTAAGCGGTAAAATGTCGTATAGATTTATGACAACTGGAAAAGGAAGTATTACAATTCCACTATTATTTGATGAGATTTATGTTCTTGATCCGAAAGGAACGTCTGCCGGAGTTGAATACAGAATATTAACTCAATCTACTGGAACTCATATTGCACGAAGTCGTCTTGCTAGACAAGGACTTTTAGACACATATGAAAAACCAGACATTAAAAACATGCTTAAGAAGTGTGGCTTTTCAACTGAAGACAAACCGCTGTTTGCAAAACAAAGCTAAAAAAAACTGAACCACCGCCAAATAACTTGGCATAAACTAAATGGAGCAAAGCTCTAAAACAAGGAGAAGTAAAAATGACAACAGAAGAATTTATCGACTTATCAAGCGTTAACCTGAACGACACATTTGAACCTACTGTTCACCCTGATGGAGAGGAAGTAGAACTTCGCATTGTTAGCTTTATGAAAAGCAAGGACAAAAACGGTAACCCTTTCATCATGCCGTTCTTTGAAATTTCTGATGATCCTTATTCCAAAGAATTCGGTTCTTACATGCCACTTCCGAATGAAACTATGACTCCAAAGGAACGGAACAAAGCTACTTTGGACATAGGGAATTTTTCCAGTGCTTTTGGAATTGACTTCAGTCAGCAGCTGGACATCAAGAATGACTTGGTTGGAAAATCTGGTTGGGTTATTCTTGGCGTTGGCAAGGATCAGGATGGAAATCCAGTTAACAAAGTTAGGAAGTATATTAAAAGAGCTTAACTTCCCTGACGCAATTTAATTGCAGCAGTGCCCGTAACGAACAGTGGTCTTCTCCAGTCACTATCGCACCAACTCGATCCGAATTAACGGATATCACCCAGAAGACGTTTTGGGAGTGGGCCTTTTTTGTCTGGTGGCGGAATAGGTAGACGCTAATACCGTGGTAAGATAACTGGAAACCACGTAGTCTGAAACAAAATGACTGAACATACATGCGAGTTAATCATGCAGGGTGCAAATCCCTGCCCAGAATACTAACTATAGGAAAAACTAACATGAAGCTAAAAGAACTTAAAGAATTAATTAATGTTCTTCCTGATGACACTGATGTAGTTATGCAGAAAAGAATAACTAATAAGTGGACTATGGTCGCACCAGTTATAGGCTTTAGAGTAATAAAATCGAAAGATTTACTTCATGATCGACTGGTATTAGTTAATATGAAGCCAATAAAAAACACTACAGATTAACCAACGAAGACCGGCAGCGGAATTGTCCGTGAGGGTATAACTAAGAAACTAACGTTTCCCTGTTCTTCAGACGGCTAACCACCCTCAGCCGGTCTTTTTTAACAAGGAGAAAAGAAGATGAAAATAACTAAACTGGATTCAACAATCGGGCACTTTCAAATCTACAACGTCAGGAAAAAACAAATGACAGATGACTTAGTTGAATTCGAACTTTCCGGTGTAATTCTTGACGGGCCTTTGTCTGGAGTTGAGTTTTCCTTTGACATTGACCAGTATGATATGGAAGATTTAAAATTGGAGGTTTAACATGCAAGGAAGTTATGAAAGAAATAAAGAACAAGCTTGTGAAAGTATGAGAAAAAGTTCTCAAATAATGACTACATGCTCAGCTTTAGATGATTCTCTGAATATTTTAGAAGGAACTATTTCTACTTTGGCTGCAGCGCTTATGTCAGTTTTAATTAAGTCAAGCCCAGAAGTAGCTTGTTCAGATAAAAACCCACCACTTGAACCGCTTGTACCTCTAGCAGACGAACTAAGAATGTTTAATTCTAGACTTTCAAATAATATCTCTTACTTAAATGATATTATCAGAAGACTGGAGGTTTAAAGATGAACGACTTATTCCGACGTCCACGTTTAAGCGTAGACATAACTGAGGAACAAGACCAGAAGCTTGTCCAATACCTAGACCACGGAATGCGAAAGGTTGTTTTCGGGCTTATGATAGATGATCTTTTAAACCTGATTGAAAAACACGGAGCAGGTAAAATCCTTGGCCTTATGGTTGAAAGAAGTATAACACTTCGAGATGTTTGTAAACTTAAGCTTGAAGGATAAAACTTAAATGGCTAAGATAAACGATTTGAATACTTCAATTTCAAAACTT